ATGAGGCGCGCGTTCCTGCACTCCCTGACACCGCAGGAAGTGAGGCTTCTCAGCAATGACTGGCACTTCTGGGCGCGCGATGATCAGCTTGCCCCCGAAGGCGACTGGACAACATGGCTGGTGCTTGGCGGGCGCGGCGCAGGCAAGACGCGCGCAGGCGCTGAATGGGTGCAAGGCGAAGTCACGTCAGGCCGCGCGGGCCGCATCGCGCTGATCGGCGAGACATTCGCTGATGCGCGCGAGGTGATGATTGACGGTCCCTCGGGCTTGCGCGCCATTGCACCGGCGGATGCCGCACCGAAATATGAGATCACGCGCAAACGTCTTCTCTGGCCGAACGGGGCGGTCGCCTATGTCTTTTCGGCGGGCGAGCCGGACAGTCTGCGCGGCCCGCAATTTGATGCAGCCTGGGGAGACGAGCTTGCCAAGTGGCGCTATGCGGAAGCTGCATGGGACATGCTGCAATTCGGCCTCCGCCTTGGCGCGCGCCCGCGACAGGTGATGACGACAACGCCGCGCCCGATGCCGCTGCTGAAGCGGCTTCTTGGCGATGAGCAGACGGTGGTGACGCGGGCTTCCACTCATGCGAACCGCGCAAACCTTGCAGACGGTTTTTTCAGGGCGATCATCTCGCGCTATGAGGGAACGCGGCTCGGGCGGCAGGAGCTTGAGGCGGAACTGATCGAGGACAACCCCGATGCACTGTGGAGTCGCGAAACGGTCGAGCGCGCCCGCCTCACCCGCGCGCCGGGCGATTTCACGCGCATCGTGGTCGGTGTCGATCCGCCCGCATCGGGTAGTGCGAAGGCAGATGAATGCGGCATTGTCTGTGTTGGCCTTGGCGCAAACGGGCATGCCTATGTGCTGGATGACCGCTCCATGGGCCGCCTCTCGCCGCTTGCCTGGGCAAAGCGTGTGGCAGGCTGCGTTCGCGCAAACGGTGCAGATCGCATCGTCGCAGAAGCCAATCAGGGCGGCGAAATGGTTGAAAGTGTCATGCGGCAGGAAATGCCGAATGCCGCCATCCGCCTTGTGCGAGCAACGCGCGGAAAACGCATCCGCGCCGAGCCGATTGCAGCGCTTTATGAGCGCGGCCTTGTGCACCATGTCGGTGCCTTTGCGAAACTTGAAGACCAGATGTGCGACTGGGTGCCCGGCGCCAGAAGCCCGGACCGCCTCGACGCGCTCGTCTGGGCCCTGACCGATCTCATGCTCACCGGCGAGGCAGGCGAGCCAAAGGTAAGGGGGCTGTAAAGGCTTTCCCTCAACTTCAAATGTCATCCCGGCGAAAGCCCGGACCCACCTGACACGACCAGAAGCAGGAATCACCTCTATGCCAAACCCTTTCGCCGCGCTCGTCCGCGCGTTGCGCCCCCGTGCGCCTGAAGCAAAGGCAAGTCGCGTTGCGCCCATGATCGCGCTTCACATGCAGGGCCGCGCCGTCTGGACACCGCGCGATTATGCGGCGCTGGCAGAGGAAGGCTATCGCCGCAACGCCATTGCCTATCGCTGCGTCCGCATGATCGCGGAGGCAACGGCAAGCCTTCCCTGGCTGCTTTATGAAGGGACGAATGAGCTTTCAGAGCACCCGCTTCTTGAATTGCTCGATCATCCGAATGGCGTTCAGGCAGGCAATGATCTCTTTGAAAGCTGGTACAGCTTCCTGCAGGTCGCGGGGAATGCCTATCTGGAGCTGGTGGAAGTTGATGGCACGCCGCGCGAACTCCATGTGCTCCGCCCGGACCGCATGAAGGCGGTGCCGGGCCGCGCCGGTTGGCCGGAGGCCTATGAATATTCCGTCAACGGACGGGTAACGACCATTCCGGCAGGGGAACGCGGGGCCGTTCTCCATCTGCGCCTTTTCAATCCGGTGGATGATTATTACGGCATGAGCCCCCTCGAAGCCGCCGCCTGCGCCATCGACATTCACAATGCGGCGGGTAGCTGGAACAAATCCCTGCTCGACAATGCGGCCCGCCCTTCCGGCGCGCTGGTTTACAAGGGCGGGGAGGCAGGCGCGAACCTCTCCGAAGATCAGTTCGAGCGGCTGAAGCGCGAGCTTGCGGAGAACTATCAGGGTTCCGCCAACGCGGGCCGCCCGCTGCTTCTTGAAGGTGGCCTCGACTGGAAGAGCATGGGGCTCTCGCCAAAGGAGATGGATTTCATCGGTGCGAAGGAGGCCGCCGCGCGCGACATCGCGCTTGCCTTCGGCGTGCCGCCCATGCTGCTCGGCATCCCGGGCGACAATACATATGCAAATCTGCGCGAGGCGAACCGTGCCTTCTGGCGCGGCACCATCCTGCCGCTCGCAGGCCGCACCGCCCGCGCGCTGACCCATTGGCTCGCCCCGCGCTATGGCGGCAATCTCCGCCTCTGGTTCGACGCCGATCAGGTGGACGCGCTTTCCGCAGACCGTGACGCGCTATGGGCGCGCATCTCCCGCGCAGACTTCCTCACAGAAGCCGAGAAGCGTGAGGCTGTGGGTTATGGCGTCAGGCACCGCGCTTCTTCGAACGGATGATATTCCCCGCCGCAGCCGCAAGACCAACAAAGCCGAACACGACGAACAGGAAGCCCAGGCTCGTCCCGCGCATCTGCCAGGAGAGCAGCACCAGCATGCCCCCGATCACGAGGCTGAACACGCTATGCGGCGAGAATTGATAGCCCTTGATCGTGAAGAGGGTGGGCACGGCTATGCCCTTGTTGCGCGTCCTTTCCTCGGTCCAGACGAGGAGGAGCGGCCCGCAGGCCAGCGCCGCGCCCATGAGAACGATCAGCCATTCGTCGGAAGTCATGTTGGGTCTTCTATGGAGGTGGGCGGAGTGGAAAAGGAAGCATACACGAAAAGAGAGCCTGCATGGTCGCTTGATCGCCGGGTGCCGCTGGCCGTGATCCTCACCATCGCCATGCAGACCGCCGCCGCCCTTCTCTGGGCGGGTGCAGCGGGCGAGCGCCTCACCGCCCTTGAGGCCCGCACCGAGCGCATCGGCGAACTGGTGGAGCGCACCGCGCGGCTGGAAGAACAGACCAAATCCGCCAACGCCTCGCTCGCGCGGATCGAGGCGCGGCTGGGAAGGTAGCAACGGGTGCGGAGCGCGCGGTTCCTGGATGCCCGGGTCAAGCCGGGCATGACAGAAAAGAGAAATAAACAGAGGCGCCCCCGGGGGCGCCTTTTTTGTTGCCGGAAACATCCCCATACGGAGGAACAAGGTGAACGAAGCCATGAATATCGGGGCGGGCGAGACAAAGGCTGCGCGTTTCGAGGCAAAGGCCGTCAAGTCTGACGGCAGTTTCGAAGGCTATGCGTCTCTTTTCGGTGCAGAGGATCTGGGCCGCGATGTGGTGATGCCCGGTGCCTTCCGCAAATCGCTTGCCAAGCGTGGTGCCCGTGGCGTGAAGCTGCTCTATCAGCACGACCCCAATGAAGTCATCGGCACATGGGAAGAGATCAGGGAGGATGAGCGCGGCCTTTTCGTGCGCGGCCAGTTGCTCTCCGATATCGGTCGCGCGCGCGAGGTGCTGGCGTTGATGCGGGCAGGCGCGGTGGATGGTCTTTCCATCGGCTATCACGTTGTAAAAGCCGAGACAGATCGCGCCAGCCGCACGCGCCGCCTCATTGAAGTTGATCTCTGGGAAATCTCGGTCGTCACCTTCCCGATGCTCCCCGCTGCGCGGGTGAGCGCGGTGAAGCGGCAGGGACGGCCTACCACACGCGAATTCGAACGCTGGCTCACGCGGGATGCGGGGTTCAGCCGGATGGAAGCCCGGACAATCGTGCACCGTGGCTTCAAGGCGCTGGAGGCATCGCGGGATGCAGCCGCCAGCGACCAGGCGCTTGCCCGCGCTTTTCGCCTGGGCAAGCGGCTCTTCACGAGCTGACCCGACCACAACAGGAAAATGGAGACGACAATGTCGAACTGGACAGATGGCGTACCGCGCATCGGTGCGTCGCTGAAGGAAGAGGCGCGCGCGCCGGAAACGAAAAGCGCGAGCATCTTCGAAGTGCGCGAGGCGATGGACGAGTTTCTTTCCGCCTTCGAGGAGTTCAAATCGGCCAATGACGAACGCCTTGGCGAACTTGAACGCAAACTCTCCGCAGACGTGCTCTCGGAAGAAAAGGTTGAACGCATCAATCGCGCGCTCGACCAGCAGAAGAAGAAGCTCGATGATCTGACGCTCGCCGCAAGACGGCCGGAGATCGGCGGCGCTCTGGATGGCAGCATCGCGGGCCGTGAGCATAAGCGGGCGTTTGAGCGCTATGTCCGCAAGGGCGAGGCGCCGGACCTGCGCGGGCTGGAGGCAAAGGCGCTCTCCGCCCAATCCGACCCCGATGGGGGTTATCTGGTTCCGGCGGAAACGGAAAGCATGATCGACCGCATCGTCGCGGAAGTCTCGCCCATCCGCGCCATTGCAGGCATCCGCCAGATCGGCGCATCGAGCTACAAGAAGCCCTTCTCGCGGGGCGGGTTACAGACGGGCTGGGTTGGCGAAACAGAGGCGCGGCCCCAGACCACGGCGCCAAACCTTGCCGAGATCGAGTTCCCGGCGATGGAGCTTTACGCCATGCCGGCGGCAACGCCGACGCTTCTCGAAGATTCCGCCGTCAGCATCGATCAGTGGCTTGCGGAAGAAGTGCAGACCGCTTTTGCAGAGCAGGAAGGTGAAGCCTTCGTGACGGGTGATGGGGTGAAGAAGCCGCGCGGCTTCCTTGACTATACCCGCATCGCCGACAGCAGTTGGGAATGGGGCAAGCTCGGCTTCATCGCCACCGGCAATGATGGCACCTTCCCGACATCAAATCCGGGCGACAAGCTGATCGACCTCATCTATTCGGTGAAGTCGGGCTACCGCGCGAATAGCCGCTTTGTCATGAACCGGGCGACGCAGGCGGCGATCCGCAAGTTCAAGGATGTGGATGGCAATTATCTCTGGCAGCCGGGCCTCACCGCCGGTCAGCCGCCAACGCTTCTGAACTATCCGGTCACGGAAGTGGAGGACATGCCTTCCATCGCTTCCGACGCCCCGGCCATTGCGTTCGGTGATTTCCGTCGCGGCTATCTCATCGTGGATCGCCTCGGCATCCGCGTGCTGCGCGACCCCTACAGCGCCAAGCCCTATGTGCTTTTTTACACGACAAAGCGTGTGGGCGGCGGTGTGCAGAACTTCGAGGCGATCAAGTTCCTCCAGTTCTCGGCGTGAGGTCGTCATGCGCGACATTCACAATGGCTTGAGGGTCATCCAGACGCTCGACCCGAAGCTCACAACGGAAACGCGCCACGGCGCCCCCGTTGATGGCAAGGGCTTCGAGGCGGTCGAGCATATCATCGAGATCGGCGCAACGGCGGAGGAGCTTTCGGAAGAACTCTCCATCGCCTGTGTGCTCGGAGCCTCGGATGACGGCAGCTCCTGGCTGCCGGTGGAAGAGGCGCATGAAGTGCTCGGCGCGGCGTCGGATGAAGGCGGTATCTTCGCGCGTATAGAAAGCGCCAAGGACGATCTCTGCATCTGCCGCATCGGCTATGTCGGTCCGGCGCGCTACACGCGTGTCTCGGTCGAGCTGACCGGTACGCATGAAGAGGGAACGCCCGTTTCGGCTATCGCTCTTCTCGGCTTCGCGCATCTGAAGCCCGTCGCCTGACGCAAACATCGTCATGGCCGGAACCACCCGGCCATGACAGTCCCCCTTCATCCCGGAACATATGATGGCTCTCACACTCCTGACACCTCCGGCAGCGGAGCCGGTGGCGCTTGCTGACGCGCGCGCTCATCTCCGGCTGGATGCAACTGAGGAAGACGCGCTTCTCGGCTCGCTCCTCACCGCCGCGCGCATGGCCGTCGAAGCAGCGGCCCGCTATGCGCTTCTGCCCCAGTCCTGGCGGCTGACGCTTGATGACTGGCCGACACAGCCGGTGGAGATCCCCCTTACGCCGGTTCTCACCCTTGATGCGGTCAGGGTGGCCACCATCGGCGGCTCGATGCTGACGATCGATCCGGCGTTCTACGAGGTGGATACGACCGGCACACCGCCTCGGCTCGCCGCAAGGCGCGGTCAGGCCTGGCCCATGCCGGCAACGCGGCTTGCAGGTATCGCAATTGATTTTACGGCGGGCCATGCGGCAGCGGCAGAAGTGCCCGCGCCGCTGAAACAGGCGATCCTGCTCCTTGCAGCGCACTGGTTTGAAAATCGCGAGCCTGTTCCGCTCGGCGCGAAAGCAGAGCTTCCCGCAATGGTCGCAGCGCTCATCGCGCCTTACCGGAGGCTCCATCTGTGATCGGTGAATTGCGAGAGCGTGTGACGCTGCAATCGCCCCTTCGCACGGCAGATGGAGCAGGGGGTGCCAATATTAGCTGGGGCGAGGACCTCTCTGTCTGGGCAAAGGTCGAGCAGCTGGGAGGAGATGAAAGTGTAAGCGCTGATCGGCTTGCCGCGCACGCGCGCCTTCGCGTCACCATTCGTTACCGCAAGGATGTGACCACGGAAATGCGTCTTCTCTGGCGCTTGCGAGCCTATGGCATTCGTGCGCTGCGCGATGCGGATGGTGATAAACGCTTTCTCGTTCTTGATTGTGAGGCCCGCGTATGA